GAAGCGTTGTTGAATCCGTTCCGCATCATTTACCAGCCATGAAGAACGCAGGGCGCCGGGATCGGTACATAACGCATCGCGCAGAAACGCTTACGCAGGACGACTATGGCCAGCCGACGGCCAGCGCTACGACCGACACAGCTATGTGGGCCCAAGTCATTTACGCTGGCAGCGCTAGCGAAAGCATGAAGGCGTATCAGATTTTTCCGCAGCGGTCAGTGACATTTATTGTTCACCACCCAAACCCAACTGACGATGTGAGCGGACTAAGCATTGCCCAGGACGACAGCATAATATTCGAGACGCGCGAATACGAAATTTTAGGATTCGAGGAAATAGGCCGCCGTGACGGGCTGCGCATTTTCTGCAAAGAGAAGGGAAGCGATGGGCGTTAGAATGCGAGAAAGTATGAGCGGTTCAAGGCAGCGCACAACCATCATTGGTTTGGATGAGTTGTCGAAGCAAATTGAGCGAATTGGCGATTTCCCAAAAGAGATGGCCAAAGAGTTGCGCCGCGCAAATAGAAAGATTGGTTCCAGCGCAAGCAAAAAACTCAAAGCCGTATTGCGTCAAAAGCGCTTGAACCGTGACTTCGTATTTGTGGACAAAGGGCGCCGTTTGGTTGTAGAACCCGGCACGCTGGCGCGAAGCATTGGAGTCAGGAACAGCAGAGGCAGCAAAACCAATGTGTTTGTAGGTCCGAGGTTTGGTGGCGCAAAGCGCAATGACGGCTTTTTTGCGGCTATCGTAGAAAGTGGCCAGGTCGGCGGCCGTGGGCGTTCGCTGGGTTCGAAGAACGCCAATATTATCAAGCCTTTTCTGTCTCGATATGGACCGGTAATGGAACGCATGCAGGTCATCGCATACCGTCGAATTTTTGACCAATTCAAACTGTAATGGAAACAGGCAAAGCCATATTTAGTCTGCTAAGCGACAGCGCCGACGTAGGTGCAATTTGTGCGGACCGCATATATCCTGAAATGGCGCAACAGGATGTGGACGCGCCGTATGTAGTCTATACGGTCACAGACACAACACCAAGCGCAACAAAGAACGCGACATCGAAGCTGGACACCGCGCGCGTCGAATTGTATTGTGTCGCCGGCAACTATCAAACCGGCATGGATTTGGGTATTGCGGTGCGTGGTGCGCTCGATCGTCAGTCGGGAACCATCAACGGCGTTGAGGTGCAAAGCATCGATTTTGACACGTCTGACATTGAGTTCGACCCGGACCAGCGTGTATATATCCTTGAACAGACCTACGACGTGCGCATACAACGCACCGGCACCGCTCAGGTTGTTTCACAGTTTCCAGGCAACACGTTCACCGTTGAAGAGGTAGACGGCGATCCGAGCGGCGCAGTCAATAAGCTGGTGTTTAGCAATGGCAGCGTAAGCATCACAGACCGCACCGCGACAATCACCACCGGCGGCGCTGCTGGCGTGAGTTATCACGGGCGCTACGATACCGAGGCAGAGACGTTGCGCAGCGGCGCCACCGCCACGCTAGAAATCTATTACACCGCGCGCCCTGACGGTGACGGATATGCGGAAAGCGAAGTGAGCGACGTAGGCGAGACGGACACCATCAACCGGACGTTGTTCTATTCCACCAAGCACCGCGCCGATCCGGACACGGCCGGAGATTGGACAGAGTACACAACGCAGCCCGCCGACAACGCCAGCTTTGCAACCGCGAAAGCTGCGCTGTTGGTTGGCCTCAATGAGACCGACGCCACAGCCGAAACGCGCGGCACGTTGCCGCTGTCGCTGAAGATGGTGCGCACGACGGCGGCGGCCGGCACAGATTTGCTGCTCGACACCTACACCGGCAGCGCGGCAGCCTTCAGCGTGCGCAAGTTGTCGAAGGACTATACCGGTAACTGCATGCGCGTCAGGCGCGGCAGCGACGAAGCCACGCAAGACATTGGGTTTGACTCTAATGGTGACCTAGATACATCCGCAATCGCAACCTTTGTAGGCAACGCCTACGGATATGTGTCTATTTGGTACGATCAGTCCGGCAACGGTAATAATGCCACGCAGTCAACTACAAGCGTACAACCCATGATTTACGACCGGGTTGCGGCGGCGGTGGTTACTGAGAACGGGAAGCCCGCCTTGAACATTGTAGGCAAATATTTTGATGTGAGCGGCTTTAGTATATCCTCACCCTGGACGCTTGCTTCGGTTGCCAAGCAAGGCAACAACTTGAATCGTTACCTTTTTAGCTTTTCGTTATTACCTGCGGTGCGTGGCGCTTATGGCACCTTCACTATTCAACCAGGCAGCCACGCAGTCGGCACGATGACGTCCAATCAGGAGTTGTATGCAGCGGGATATAATAGCAGCAGCGGCGTGGCTTATGGCAGGATAAGTGGAAGCGAAACAGTTGCAAGCGGAACGGCGGCAACCTACACAGCGCAAAGCACTGGAGACATATTCACGCATAACAACAGCACCAGCAGCGCCTTTAATGGTAGTGCCCAAGAATTCATTTTGTGGGACAGCGATCAACGGGCAGCAAATAACATTGCAGATATTGAAACTGACATCAACACCTACTTCAGCATATACACCTAATGGCTACCGTATACCTTCCCGTAACCGCGCGCCTGAACCTCACCAGCGAGCAACGCGCCAAAGGCATCAGCCGCGAGTTGTACAACCTGAAGCTGCCGAAGCACCTCCACGAACCTGGGCGCGTTTCTACAATGCTGCTGGCGTGTATTGAGCATCCATCAACAGGCGAATGGGCGTGCGTTGGAGATACTGAACTCTCGATCGCCGTACACCCACAGCGCGACGTGACTGCCCTGGTGTCATTGTTCCCACAGCTGACGCATGAGGAACGCAGCGCCATGACCTATTACATCGCAACCAGCGACGTTGTGCTATTCTCCTACCTAATGCCGAGCGACTCAGAAATTTTGACGCAAGAGGAAGCCGAAGCGGCGGGATGGTTCGGCGATTCTATCTAAATTGGTCTCATGGATTTCCTCCTTACAAATTGGGCTGAGTTGCTACTAGCGTTCATGATGTTCGCGAAAGTGGTGGTGAACCTGACTCCCAGCATTAAAGACGATCGGGTATTCTCATACGTGGATCTGCTCGTTAATGCTATTATCGCGAACAACACAAAAGACAAAGAGTAATGGCCATTCTTAACGGCACAGTATTTCTGTTGAGCATCGGCGGGACCGCCCTGCCCGATCAGACGGAAGGAAGCATTTCCATCAACATGGAAACGCGCGACATCACAACAAAAGACAGCAGCGGATACCGTGAACTGCTCGAGGGCGTGCGGTCCGGAAGCATCAGCGTGAGCGGATTGGTAGACGATGACGGCTCCGGCGGTGCTGGTTCTGACCTGTTCGGGCATCTCGATGGCCGGTCCAGCGTTTCCATTGTCTTTGGTTTCGATGACGCATCTGATGACTACAACTACAGCTGCAGCGCGTTCTGCACCAGCTTGGAAGTCAGCGCAGCGACCGAGGACAACGTAACGTACAGCGCTACGTTCGAGATTACGGGCGCCATCACCGAGACCGTCGCTTAATGAAGCTGACATTATCGGGCAAGGAATTCACCTTGCGGTGCGATATGCGCGCCTTGGCTAACGCCAAAAAGCAAGCAGGCATTGAATTGCACAAACTGCAAGAGGAAAGCGACCTGTTGACGGTTGGCACGTTGGTGTATTTTATGTCGCAGAGCGGCGCGAAGCATGCCGGCATTCCGTTCAAGTACAACCTGGATGACTTTCTAGGTTTAATTGATCTGACCGACTTGCCCGCTTTGGCTGAAACCGTGACTGAAATGCTCGGCGGCGGCACGGAAAAAAAAAGCTAAGGGTAAAGCGGTAACGCTTGAGGATTGTATTAAGGTAGGGTTGGGTCAATTGCGGCTCAGCCCTACTGCGTTTTATGATATGACGTTTATGGACTTCCAACTTGCGGCGGAAGGATTCTTCAACCTAGAGGAACGTAGACAGCAATCAGAATGGGAGCGTATGCGCTGGCTTGGTGCGCTGCTATTGTCGCCGCATGCCAAAAAAGGGCAATCAATCAAGCCGCAGGATATAGCTACCTTCCCATGGGAGAAAAAGCGTAAGCAAAAGGGCAGCAATCAGCTGCTGAGAAACGCATTAAAGAGCGCAACAAATGGCAAAGCTTAAAGACTTAAAAGTCTCGATTGGACTAAGTAAAAGCGGACTAAGTAAGCTGAACAGCGACTTGCGCAGCACGCGCGCCAACTTCAACCGCAATTTTGGTGAAATAGGCAAAATGGCGACGCAGTTAGGTAAGAACCTAACGATGTCACTCACCGCGCCATTGGTGGGTATGGCTGCCGTCAGTTTGAATGCTTTTGACAAACAGCGCAAAGCCATTGCACAGGTTGAAGCGGGCCTGAAGTCTACCGGTGCTGCGGTAGGGTTTACGTCTCAGCAGTTGCAAAAAATGGCCAGCGACTTGCAGAGTAAAACGCTGTTTGGCGATGAGGAAATATTAAAGAATGCAACTGCGCAGCTGCTGACGTTCACCAATATTGCCGGCGATCAATTTGCGCAGGCGCAAGAATCGGCGTTGAACCTTGCCACCAGGTTAGACGGTGATTTAAAGAGCGCCAGCATTATGCTCGGTAAGGCGCTTAATGACCCGGTAAAAAATCTGTCGGCAATGAGCCGCGCCGGCATACAGTTTAGCGAGGATCAGAAGCAAGTCATTAACGCGCTTGTGGAGTCTGGAAACATGGCTGAGGCTCAATCCATGATTCTTGCAGAACTCGAAAAGCAATACGGCGGAAGTGCAGAGGCAGCAGCTGCGGCGGGAATGGGACCGTTCACACAGCTTAAAAATACGCTGGGTGATGTAAGCGAACAGTTTGGTGCATTGATCAACGACATGATCAAGCCGCTTATTCCAAAAATTAAAGCATTGGCCGACCGCTTTGCCAATCTTAGCGAGCGACAAAAAAAGTTTTTAGTTGTGCTCGGCGGCCTAGCATCTATGGTCGGCCCAATTTTGCTGTTGGTCGGTGCTTTGGTTTCTGCGGCGGGCGCCCTTGCTGGTGTTGCTGCTGTTGCTGCACCCATTATGTTGGTGGTTACAGCACTCACCGCCGTTGGACTAGCTGTTGCGGCATTGACAGGTGAACTGCGCCAGCTTTCAGAGGCTGAACAGATTAATGCTGACGCCGCTAGAGAGCAGGGACGTGCTTATGCTGAGGTCAATCAATCAAATCAAAAGTTACGCAGCAGCGTTGCTTTATTGATTTCGGAGTACGAACGCGCCAACACGACTGAAGAACGGCAGAAAGAAATACTAAATGAACTGTCCGGAAAGCATAGTGATTTAAAAACAGCTATTGACAATGGTAAAACTTCCGTTGAGGACTTAAAAGGCGCATTTAGCGACTTGAACGAGACACTAGAAAAAAACGCACAGCTAACTAGTTTACAAGCCGCCAAAAAGTATTACGAAGGACTGCTGGCGCCTATACAAGAACAGCAAGGTCAAGCCTTGGCTGAGGTGTTTAGCGTGTTTGGCGAAAAGACTACAGATGTAGACATTCAGTTTAATGAGAGAGGTTTCATTGACCTCTATGCCAGCCTGGATAAGATGGGCTTACAAACGAATAAGACTATTCGTGCGGCAGTCGGCGAATATAATGACTTAGTTACGAAGGCTGAAAATGCAAACTTTATCGCGGAGAAAGGCATAAAAAGGATCAATCAACAGGTGGATGCGCTTGGTCTTAGTGCTACGGATACAGGCAATGCCATGGGTGATGTTGGCGAAGGTGTTGGCGACGGTGGCGAAGACAAAGCAACAAAATCGAGCAAAGATCGTAAGAAGGCATTCGAAGAAGAATGGAACGAAGCAACACGCCTGACAGAAGCCAATCAGGCGCTGCAAGAAGCGACGTTCCAAAACGTTGTCACGACGGAAGATTTAAAAGAAGCGTCGGAAGGCTTGCGCCGTGCATACGGTGAAATGAGCGGCGTAATTGAAGAAATTCCGTGGGACGAATTTGAAGAGGCAGTATTCGAGGAAGATGAATTACAGCTTATCGAAGACGGAACCAAGCTATTGAACAAAGCAGCTTTTGCGGCGGCAAATATGGGCAAGGCGTTCAACATTACGAGCCAGCTAACAGAGGCCGCATTCAACAACATCAAAGACAAAAGCCAAGGTTTCCATTTGGTGGTCAAGCAAATGTTGGAAGACCTACTAAAAAAGGCGATTGCGTTGGCTGCGGCTTTTGCTGCGATGTCAATATTTATGGGGCCATCAGCAATGGCCAAAAGCGGTATTGGCAGCTTCAAAGAATTTATGATGGGCGGTTTAGGCT